GCAACAGATTGGCTTTTTATCTGATCGGCTTTCCACTTATCCCAATACAAGCTCTTCAAGATATCGATCCACTCATTATTCGATAGATGTTTCAAATCGTCTACTGTAGGTTCGGAAAGTCCTTTCCGTTTGCGATATACCTTGTAGGTTGCTATAGTAACACCCATGTTGGTTGCTCCTCCCAAGTCATCAGGATCATTTACGAAGCCACCCTCCCACTTCAAGATAAGAGGTGCCAGTTTTTCAACATTTGCCATAATTATCTTTCATTTAAATTGTGATAAAATTCTAATCTAATATTAGCATAAACTGATTCAATGTTTGTATAGGCACGCCCATTGTTAGGACCTTCTACATTGTATATTTCAGCCTCTACCACCTTTGCCACCTGATCAATCCATTTCCTGTCTGTATAATCAGACAATTTATTGCCATGATAGGTAAAACAATCAAGTTTACTATTACGATCTTCGTGTATGTTCGTTAGCAAAGTCCGTATCTTCTTAATGGTATTTTCCTTGTCTACTATATGATTCTCTTCTCTTATCTTCTTTATAATACGACACACCTTTTCTACCGAAAGATCAAAAAGAAGATTAGATAAAGTTTTAACTCTTAACTGTGTTTCCGGTTGTAATCCTTCGGCTATACGTGTCATTATGTGGTTGTTTTCAATCATTTGTCTTTTTAATTCTTGCCAATTTGCCCCCTGAGCTGATAATATACCGTTAATAATACTCATGAACCACCTAAAACAAGCAATCCACATTAAAGCGGATAATACAAGAAAAAAGCCTGCCGTGATAGCCATCATTCCAAACTCACTAATACCCCTTCCCGTCTGAAGAGCCGCATTTACAACTTCCGTATCCATTACTTTTAATTTTATAAAATTAATCTTATCTTTGCAATAGGATAGTTAGGACACTATCTCGCTCACAATCTCGTCCGGCTCGTGAGAGTCAGACGGGATTTATTATACTTCCTCTATCTCTATAACATTTAATGGTGCATAATAATAAGTACCATCTATTCCGACTCCAAAATCTATCCGCAACATACCGCTATCTCCAACAGTTACAGTTACATATTCTGTCATATATTGAGTATTCTTTTGCACTCCCGATTCAGGTAATACAAACATCGTCTCATCAATATCTGTTACTGCTTTATACATTAGAGATTCATTAGGAATAATCCTTGTTTCCCAAAGCGTATTGCACAACAATCTAATCTTATATGATCCGGATGGAAGCGTGAATGTGATGCTTTCATTTCCTATCTTATTACCTCCGTACACGGAATTATGTTCAAGATAGGAATCCGGATAAATACCACTATCATTTCCTGTTGTATATCCTTTAGTACCGGAAGAGGATATCATATTTGAACTATTAGCTGATGGGACAGCGGTTCCCCAAATTTCACCAAATGTATCATATATATTGCGTGGAGTTGATATTGCAGCCTGCGATTGAAACTTGGTTATTCCAGTACTCGGATCGTAATAACCTTCCATAGCAGAAGGTACATCACTATTATTCCATCCTATTGAAATAATAGCCTTTTTCGCAGTCTGTTCGATTGTTATTCCTGCCGATTTTATTTCTGTCAAATTACCTTCCGAATCTTGCAATTGCCCATAAAGTATTTTCTGCCCCAAAGAATCAAATATATAGGTTATATCCTCTACAATATCCAGCCATTCGGAATTACTCATATCGGGCAATTCGTCCAGACGATACTTTGCCGGTTCAAACGAACCGCTATAAATAAACGCAACCGGGATAGTGAGATAGCGTGATATTGCTTTTCCATCATTCAATATTAGAGCTTCAAGTGTCAATGGCGTACTCTGATAATCAATTGTAGCAGATACGATATCACTATCCATTGAGCCGGCAGCAACTTGTGCATAAATCGTCTTTTCTCCAAAACCATCAGACAGCTTATATTCGACTATATTTTCGGCCGGTATATCTTGCCAAGTAGCAGATTCCATATCCGAGCTTTCACTAATGCGATAACGGGTAGCCGCACCTGTATAAGTTAATTTTACGGAAACAATTTGCTCGCGAGTTGATGATACACCGTCATTGATAGAGATGGAAACTAAAGTGATCGGATCGTCATTTATACTATCCGATTTATACTTCCCTAAAAACGAGCCGGTCGGTGCTACTGTACCAAACCAATTCTTATATCCACGAAAATCAAAGTGGAAATTATTACCACTTCCGGTTTGTATCAATTCACTGTCCGCCGCAATTTGAAAGTTTCCATTAGCACTGTCAGCAATCTTATATGAATCCAATTCAACAAAATCTATCACTTTTCTGTTAAGAGCAAGGTTTCCAGAAGCCTGAGATTCCCACTGAGCGATTGTTGCATTAGTCATGTTACCGAATAATGCATCTTTATATACTATGATATTATCTTCAAAGTATAAACCTGTCATCTGCACAGTGTTACGACCATTAACGCCAACACCATTGCAAAGTATCACATTATTATGAACATACATCTTTATGATATCATTAGTATCATCTCCATTTGGATTTTGTTCGGGGCAGTCTTTCATAAAAAGAAATTGAATACCCGGTTGTCCGGATGGACAATCATAGACAATATTATTAAAAACATCCAAATCCCCCAATGGGCCTATCTGTAATCCTGGTCCATTGAATTTATGTATAATATTGTTATAGCACTTTCCAGATATGGACTGAATAGACATGCCAGAAGCCTGATCTTTCTCTCCACGCCATGCTGCATTATATAGTTCATTGTAGCAGACTTCCGCCCCACGAGCGTTTGACAATTGCATTCCGTCATATCCATTATTTTCCAACAATAGACGATAAATACGTGTATTAGTCAATGCATGAGCACGATATTGTACCGTCTCACCATCACTGTTTGTTCCTGTTCTGGTTTCCGGAGTAAAGTAGCCGATATAAAAGCCCTCGCCCAATGTATCATGTATATGACAATGATGCAATAACAGGTTATCCATTTCCCAATTTCCAAACCAAAACCAAGGACGGCTAGGATCAGGATCGGTCTTTGCCATTATTCCTGTAAAATCACAATCAGATAATTCCAACTCCAACAATTCTATTTCAGCTGTTCCATTAGTTAAAAAGACACAAGTCTCCGCAAACAAATCAAGACTATATCTATGTACATGAATACCCTTAGAGATATTCTTATATCCTCTTCCATCAATTACTATATTGCGGCAGTTATTATCAAAGCTCACTCCACCATAATAGCAAAATGGCACTTCGTATGGGAAATTCTGATTGATCGTAATTATCAACGGATTTTCCCATGTAAAATTAGGTGTACCATTTTCATTAGAGATAGAAATAGGATTATTTCCTTTAAACAATAGCCTGCGTGCATATCCCGGATCCGGCTCATTCGGATCGTTCAGTAACACAAGTGTCGTCCCCGCTGGAAGAACACTTATATCAATAGCGTCATAATAACAAGTTCCATTTTGTTCGCCGGACGGTATGGCAAGTTCAGCATAACTAAGGCCATTACCGGTATTTTCCCAAAGCCGGATATAAAAATTAATCTTAATCTTACCACTATAAGTTGTATACGCAGTAGTTGCCAGAATATCCCTATAACCACTTTCACGGTCAGCCGGTTCATTAGCCAGTCGTGGAGTTACTGTTATGATCTTATTAATCCGTTTGCTGAACATCTTTCCCGTAGCCGTATCTATAACATCTATTTCCAGGTCATATATACCACGCTCAGTTGCTTGTGAAACAAAAAAATCAACATATTCAAATCCATCATCCTGCACAGTGTTGGTAAATGTAAATGCAGGCATCCATTCATTTTCTTTATATATTCTGGCAATAACGGTATGTGCACCGGTATATCCATTTTCCGGGTATATCATTATACGAGAAATCTCATTGTCTGTACGAATGATCTCATTGCTGACTTTTATATCAAAGTATGGCAAGTTTTGTGTAGTCATCGCATATACAGTCTTTAATACATCTGTCGAGAAGGCAAAGTTTTTACCCGTAAACTTTTGTTGCAATGTACCGGTAATGGTCACAGTCTGACTATCCTTGTCATGAAGAAGATTACCAGTTACCGTTGTTGTGTGTCCGTCACCATTCTGGATTTGCCATTCAGAAGTTTGTCCCCATTTGGTTGTGGCATCTATCCGGATATCCTGACCTACAATCGGAAAATAATTATCTATTATAGTTTTTGCCAATACTTTTCCGATAGATACTTTTAATATATTGCTATAGCTTTCCTTCATAATCAATCTATATTAATGGTATATACTTCATCAGCCTGATATTCTTCGTTCGAATCCAATTCCGGATAAGTGTGTAACAACGCATATTTACCGACTGCCAATAATTGATGCTGTTGCCCGATAACACTAAATCTTACGATCCAAGCACGGTTTAACGTGTTATGAATCAAAAGTAATATACTGTCAGCTATAGCATTATATTGAACAGAACTATTAAAACCAGCCACGAGAGTAAGGTCTTCACCGGTATAACCCGATGTAGTATCTGCCAATTCATCGATTGCCATTCCATGAAGATTATAGCATCCACGACTATTGTTGCCTGTGGAAAGCTTTCTTTTATATTCAAAATCGATTTCAGGAACATCAGCATTATTAGCTGGATAATCCGCATCATATTCGTCTGTTATTGCGTATGTATTTCCTCCATTTTCAATATCAAGTAACTTATAAGACTTGAAAATAAGAGTGGTATTATCGTCATATCCTGCATTTCGTAAATAATTCAAAGACCGGCTATTGCTGCCTGTTATTGTAATACTATCAGGAATTTCATCAGGATTAGATACAGCAACTATTTCACCGTATGTCTGCCCCGTATCTGCATCTCTGATAGAAACTTTGAACAGATTATATCCCATTGACAGACTGCCTACAGTCTTAAAGTTGAAAATATTAAATTTACCGGTGGTAAGTGACGGATCGGGATCAACAACAATATTATTGTATATCTTCACATTTCTGGTATCAGCCTGATTAAAGCGACAAATATATTGGAGATAGTCATTTCCTCCCATCCATAATGTATTGTTTGCACTTACAAAATTCTCAATATCAGAAGAAGAATAAAAACATTCATGTATCCAACCAAAAAGAGGACTATTAAGCATGTTCACTATAAGGTTCTCTTCAAGTATAAAGTTCTTTATAACCGAATTGGAAGACATTTCAATACAACGGGCACCACCATGAAGATTGTTACGCCTAAGTACTATATTATCGATATTGGAAATATAAGCCAAACTTTCGCGGAAAGTACTACCATCAAGTTCGTTATCCTCCATAATTATATAGTATCCATTTGTAACATTGAAGAAACCGGCATGCGATACTGCACCACTACGGAATTTTCCGGAAATATTGTTTTTCACAAATACAGCCAGACGAGAATCATTCATATTGATCACCATACCGGCATTGTTCATAAATATACATCCGTAGAAATAGACATTTTCCGTATACTTGGTACTTATTGTATAAGTGGAGCAAGTAGCATTGTTCGTCGTTGATATACCGTTAAACTTACACCTGTCTACGTATAAATTACGACAATATGAATTCATATTGCCAACAAGCATCACCGCAGCGATTTCATCAGGTGTATTTCCATCAATATAATTACAAAAATTAATGAATGAGATATTTTTAAGCAATATATTATCCACATTTTTAAACATAAATCCGCCAAGACTAGCACAATCATACGTTAGCATATCCGCACCGTCAATCGTAAGCGTGTACATACTTCCCTTATTCCATTCTTTAAGCACCGCAAGATGTATACGTTCATTACGCAACTTATTTTCATCATTTGACAAGCGTCTCTCTTTCGCTACCTTAACGCATGACAGAGTAATATTTTCCGTTAATCCATTTGGATAGTCAGACTTAATAGCATTGAGTGCCACATGTGTAGATGAATAATATGTATCCGGTTTGTCGCTGCGGATTAAAAAATCCGTAGGATTTTCATCCGCAATTACTTCCATCCATACATACATTGTGTGGTTAGCGTTTATATTTTCAAATGTATAATTATCAATAGCTCCTTGACTCACTTGGTCTACATTCAGTTGCTGTACCTGATATCCATCTTCTGCCACAATATTTATCGTTACAGTTCCTCCAGCATTGGTTTCTACGACATATTTACTGCTATCCGCTGACGAGGTTATACTTATAACATTTCCTGTAGCAGTTACGGTACATTGACCAATATTGGATGGATTGATACCTACTGTAATAGAGTAAGTCTCCTCTTCTTCCGGGATTTCCTTACCTGATATATCATTATATTGCGGTTCGATACCACAAGTAATATTAAACAACTGACTATCCTCGATAACTTGAGACATTTCCGGTACCAAGTTTTCTGACCGTACAAAGCCGGTATCTTTCACAATAAATTTAGAAAGACACAATATCCGGTTCAAGTGCCGGCCATACCAATAAGGAACTCCGCAAGCGTCACCAATAGTAAGCACATATGAATCATAAGGAACAGAATACAGATTTTTAATCTCCTGCCATTGATTGCGATATTGTTCATTCTCCAGCTTAGGAGTATAGCCGTTTGGCTTAAAGCCCGCCTCAACACGCCAATCAAATATAACCTGTGTGTCTCCGATCCAAAAGATATTATTAAAAACCGAGTTATTATCTTTATGGGAATATCTGATAAGCGTTGTCCTTTCCAATAATTCAGAAGAAGAAGACACGCAGAAAGGTTCGGAAAGGATACCATTTACATTAACCTTATAATCACTGTCAGGCAATCCGGTCAATACGGCATAATGCATCACAACCTCAGAATTCTGGTTGTATGTCGAAAGACTAATACTGGTGGAAGTGTCGTTGATTAAATCGATAAGCGTGGCTGATACGCTCTCGCCTACATTAGCAAATATCTGCAAGTGAATATTGTCACCTGTATAAAACTTCTGTATATAATCTACTTCAATCCCAAACTTGTCCTTTATTGGGTTAAAGAACAACGGGCAAACGTCGCCAATCTTAACCATGTCCTTACGTCCTTTTTTGAGAAGCAGGCTCCTTCACCTGCATATTGCAAATATACTAATTTAATCTTGATATACAATCGTACAACCGCTATTCGATACTTTTTATTATTAAAGTGTACTTAACAGCTTCCGATTTTCCATAATTGAAATCAGACTTACTTATATAACCTTTATAAACCTCTCCATGGTGAGTTAGAGAAATGTAGCCTTTTAAGTCTACAGGAACATCAACATCACCGGTTTCCACGCTGACTTCACCTATCGTAAAGTCTGATTCATTTATAGGGATATACTCAGTTTCAGCAACACCATTAATAACGATATCACTATTACCATTGGACGATGCGAATGCAAGTAAAGAGGCACTTACACCTATATATTTTTTATTCGCCTCAATCATAAATCTTGGTGCATACATCACATTAAACATACTCTCAGGAGATATAACTCCTGTTATCGAATAGTTTCCACCTCTAATCAATTTATATTCCCCTCCGCTAACCGATGCTCCTACAAAGAATATATCATTATCACTATCACTATCCGTTGTATCCTCTCCTCGTTTGGCTGCAAGGAATTCAATGCCATAAGCATCAGCACGATAAGGGCTTATGAGGTCCAATACATTATCCGTAAGTGTGTGACCGGTAGTATATTCATTCGTAAAACGAAACTCATCCCTACCATTAACACTATCATAATCCTGCTTATCGTATCCGGCTTTTACATTCGCATAGATAAGTGATGCATTCACCGAATAGGTAAAATCATTCCATTGATCCGCCAGGTCTTTGATCTCTACATCAGTGAATAAACTATCTCTATGAACAAAAGACACTTTATTGTCATTTATAACAGGAACAAAACCAAACTCGGCCTCCATCCATTTAGTAAACTTTGTATAGCTGGTATATATCTTTGCTTTTTCCAACCCACGGATACTTTCAGCAGCAACAATCAGGGTATTATCCAGTCTACTATCAACCCCTGAGGCTATTTCACAAGTTATCCCCTCTTTCTCGCCATTAATGGATGTCAATAGACGGTTTATAAGAGATACAGGCTTGATTACATCAATATTAATAGTTATATCTTTAGCCATAAAATCTATAGTCAGTCTTTCATCTGAAGCATAAGGCATCATCTGATATATAGTATAAGGTGTATCTGTAACATAAATCAGAAGAGACAGATACCCTCCATTTCCATTTATGAGTATATCCTGTAGATCCCATTCTATAGTATTAAGCCCTTCTTGTAACCCAATACTGCCACCTGGTATGTCTGTTCCAGAAGGAAATTTTCTCAATCTTAAATTAGCTGATCCATTTCCAGAACTATTTGCAAAAAGATAAAACTTGGCCTTAATATTTACCTTTATTCCTTGCGAAGATATATTTTTGAATATATATGGGCAATTTCGGCCACCTCCACTTCCGCTCTTACCGTCCCCTTGCTCAGCATCTGTTACTTCAATTATGTTTTTAACAGCAATCTCAGGAGTTCCAACAATATATAATGGATATGCATAATATGTACCTAATGGGCGAAAATCATCATTAGGAGTAAATGTATTTGTTATATATGTTCCTCCTTCATTTTCTTCTGTTTCACCAGCGATAAGCCATGTAACAGTATTGCTCATCTGTAATCGATCATAAGACAATTTTATATTTTCCTTCAAATCATCAACCGGATACTCATACTGCGTTCCCTTATTCGCCTTGATAAGAGCCGCCAAGCTATCATCAACTGCGTTAATACTGATTATGCTCCCATCGTCACTGAATGTAGAAAAATCAAGCGCACAACGGAACCGCTCATTCCAAGTCCATGAGTTATTGCGTGTATAAAATACAATGGATGCAGACGCATCTATATAAGCTTTCCTATATTCTCCCTTCAGTAGAGAATAACCCGACCCGGCAAACTGAAACTTCGTGGAGAAGGATCTAATCACACCGTCATAATTATCACGCTTAAAAGACAATTTCACATCGTCCCAATTGGACAGATCATCGGTTACATCATAAGCATAGCCACCGACCAATAACTCACATTTATACATACTATTTCTTTTTAAGTGAACGCAACATTGCTTGTGTCTCTTCGCATACCTTCTTTACCATATAGGCATATTCCTTTGCAGAAAGCTTGTGTATGTCGATGTGCATTTTAAAATGCTCCATCAACATAATTCTCTCCCTAGTAAAGTAGTCTTTACTCATTGCCGGCTTAAGCTCTTCCGGCCGGCTATCCCTTAGCTTCTCAAGCCTATATTGAGATGTGGACAAAATAGAAGCTACACGTTGGCGAATTCTAGCCTTATCCTTGGAAGGTATCTTAAATCCGAATCTTACAAGCGTCTTACTTACTTGTTCGAACTCACCTTCCGAAATGAGATATTCACAAACCCTCATACACTCAATTTTAAGCTCACAGTTGAGCATTTCATTCTGCTTTGTTATTTCCGCTATCGCAGAACGCCCTCCTACTATTTCCGAGTATTCGGCAAGCAAGCGTTCGGCAATTGCTATTGCATCAGCCTCAGCAAGCTCGCCATCGGAAACTTTAGTCAGATTTCCCATGAACACTTCTATAAAGCGAGACATGGGGATTTTATCTAAATCGTCGTATATCATAATTAATTTATTTATCGTTAAACCTATCACATTTCAAACTAGGTTTTAAATCAAAAGAAATGAAAGTCACCAAAGTGTCGCACGGCCTGATGGCTTTCGGTAAATTAATTCGCCAATTAATTACCTTAGATTGTCCGATGGAGATAATCAAGCTCTCTTTGAACCGCCTCCTTCCTACGGGCCTTACTTAACTTGCGTACTTCATCTGTTAATATGCGGATCTCCTTTCTTAATTCAAGAGCACCGGTATCTACATTTACTGTGAAGGGAATGCCTTCACGTTCTGCGTCCTGTGCCATCGCTCCCAAGTCCGATCTAAGAAGTGGACGAACAGAGATGTATTGCTCCAAATCAGGAACGACCGCTGCATCTTTAGGCAAGTCTACCAATGTAGGTATGGAAGGAGTGGCAAAGAGGCCCTTATTCGTTAAGATACCCTCTCGCCTACCCCCATCACCTACGATGGCTAAACCTCCGGGATGGTTGTCGGTTCCTTTGGCGTATTTGGGGATGGGTTGAGCGGCAATAATAGCTGTTTGTGCGGCTCCCATAACTCCTACTATGGCAGCAAGAACAAAATTTGGCAAAGCTTTAGTTACGGCAAGAGAAGTGGCAATAATTGATTGAACTATACTGTTGGCTTTCTCCCACTTAGCACTCTTCTCCTGCATCTGGGCTTTTTGCTTTTCCAATTCTTTCTCTTTGCGGGCTGTCCGTTCTTCAGCAGCACGCTTTCTGGCTTCCGCCTCCTCAGCTGAGATTGCACCTAATGTCTCTAAGTTTTCAATCTGCTCAATTTCTTTATCATGTGATTCTTGCAATGCTTCCTGTTCCTCTTCTATCCTTTCTATCCTGGAATCATACATATTACTCATGATCTCAGATACACCTTTTGATATGTTAGAAAAAGAATCCAGAATCAACTTAGCTCGATCTTCAGAGCTCATTTGATTCCACATCTTCTTAAACATATCAACTATGCTTGTAGTGGAACTATCAGCACTGGATACCATTTTGGATAGAGTTTCATTAAACACACTGAAAACGTCTGCCCATCCCCCCATAGTCTCGTCCGCAACTTCTTGCATATTGCGTAACGCAGAAATGAAGCCTTCAGACCATTGCTTTGTCTTCTCTCCATCTTCCGGATTAGCAAGAGAAACTGCTTCCAATTGAGCACGCAGATTATCTATCCGAATCTGTATTTTCTTAATCTCAGCCTCTGGAAGAACTCCTTGTGCGGCAACCAATTCAGCCTGAGCTTCAGCCAGCATTAACTCCAACCTCAGCTTTACAGCATCTCTCTGAATATTATATAAGCCTTGCTGATATTCCTTTTCGTTTATCTCTCCTCTTTTATAGGCTTTCTCCAGAGCGTTAAGGCGCTGCTGGTTATTTATTTCTAATTGGGAAAGCTGCATCTCATTCTCTTGAGATAAGAGCTTTATCCGATCCTGAACATTGCTCTTTAGAATATCTTTAAATTTCTTATCATACAGTTCATTAACTTGCGCTTCATCCTCTCCCCTTTTTCGTGCTTCAGATATAGCAACTTCCCTCAATACTTCATTGAGCTGTAATTGCTTCTCCAACCTCAAATCAAGTTCCTGTTGGGAATTTCCTTCTATTATTTCAAGATCCCTCTTTAACCGGGATTGTTCCAACTGAGTATCATATTTCAAGTTGATATACTCAATCTCTTTAGCTTCCAGTTGAGCATAAGTTTTCCTTAATTCAAGTTCCTTTTCCGATTCACCTTTAATAATGGATGCACGCTCTTGATATTTCGCCTTTACCTGTTCTATTTCTGAAATACGTTCAGCATCTATTGTCTTAGCCCTGGCCATAGCCAAAAGGTTATCTATCTTTTTTATATAATCCGCATACTTCTCTCTTTCTTTGGTAATTTGCTTGATTGTCTTTGTCTGATACACCATTAATTCCTCATCAGCTTTTTTCATGTCATTATTAGCCTTTAAGTAGGAATCAACGATACCTCTTGCCTCATCTTCAGACATTTTGCCTCTAATGGCAAATACCTTCTTCAACATGGTATCATAGTCATCTTCGGCCTTAGAGGAAGCATCCAGCGTTTTCTTTATATCTGAACGAATTGATTTTAAGGCGATATCGGCACTGGTTTTCTGCTGTTGCCAGAAGTCAAAAGTACCTTCCTCTGGAGCATTGAATAACCTACTTATATCTAAAGAGGAGGTTAACTCTTTGTTTTTTCGATCTATAGCATCAATACCCTTTGCGTATTTATTTAATTCTTTATTAGTCTCTTTTATTTCATCATTTAAAATCTCAATTCTTCGTTTTTCTGACTTAGTTAAATCTTCTGGATTTTCAACCCTTTTTTCTTTTTCTAATATTTCCTTTCTTCTTTGATAATTATCTGTCAATAAGCTATTATATTTACTTTGATATTCCAAACGCAGTTTTTCGTTCTCCATAATCTTCTCCGATATGGCTCTTGCTTGAGCCGTAGCAACAATTTGCTCTTTCAAATTTTTATAAGCTATATTAAGAGCATTGATGTTAACCCCTTCCTGCGTCAGTACGTTTGAGTATTCAGGGAATGTCTTTATCCATTGACTGCCAAGCGTCGCTAACTCCTTCCGACTCAGTGCTGCATCACTTAACTTTTTATACAATATTTCCAACTGAGCAATTTCTTTAGCACTATCAGAAATACCCTTTCTGCGAGCCTCAGCAAGATCTAACTCTGCTCTAGTTAATCTAATTGTCGCACTTTCCGCATTAAATATATTACCAACCCATTCTATAATATCCTTACCATACATAGAAAGAACTGTAATGGCCAAAACTAATGCGGTTTGCCAACTGAATATCGAAGATACGACTTGCTTCCATACTGGAATACTAGAAATACCCGCTTTCTTAAATTCTTCATATTGGATTTTCGCCTTCTTTATTTCATCAGCAAGTATAGGAAGATTGTTGGATATAGCCAAGAAGAAAGTATTCCAGCCAATAGCTAAAGATGGCAATTCTCTTCCTATCTGTTGTACTGATACCTGTAATCCATTCCAATGAGAAGCATAGTTACCAACATTTCGTTGGTAGTTTCCCATTTGGGCATCAATGGACTTTAATTGGTTTTTAAGTTTGTCTATATCCTTAAGTAAGTTTACACCAAACTCACTATTACGATCAGCTTCAGATAAATCTTTAAATCTTTTCTCCAAGACCAGGAGAGACGCATTCATCTCATTGTAGCTACCGGTTATAGATATTGCAACCATTGCATGATTCTTTAACCGATTCGAATATGCTTGGTTCTGAGCTGATAATTCTCTTTCTGTTTGAAGAAGCTTTGTTTTCTGCTCAATATATTTTTGTTCGGTTACAATACCATTGTTATAGTCTCTATCCAGGTTTCTTAGCTCCTGTCTTATGCTAGACAAACCCCTGGTATTTGAAATCAGCGTATTATTGAGCTTTTGTACTTCAGCATTGTAGCTTTTTACACTCGATAATATTCTATCATACTCTCCTCCTGCAATCCCAACATTCTTTGCAGCTTCTCCAATTGCCGCAGATGCACTTTGAGTTGCTTGTGCAACCTGCTGTTGTGATTGAGAGGCAGAAGACGATGTCTGAGTTATTTTTTCTAAGGCAGAAGATGCTCTATCAAGACTTTCTGTTAGCTTATTAAACATAGATACCACATTGCTAGCATTAGATAGCTTCTGTAAACTTTTTCCTGATTCTACTAAAATCGCATTGAGTTCCTTTTGGAGCTTAGCGATTTTTGTTTCAGTCTCATAGAGTTCTTTGAGAATTGCGTTACCGCCTTTAGCTTTCTCCTTCAGTTCGGTATAACCGGTAACCTTGATTGTAACTTGTTCGGCTAACTTTAACGCTAACGCTGAATACTTTTCTTTTGCAGATTCGAAAGCCTCTCCTAAAGCTTTTACTTGATCTATTACCTTTTGATCTACAATACTGGTAATCTTTAAGTCCTGAGCCATACGTCCATTGTTTAAGTAGCGTGCAACTTCACACGCTATTGCAAATATAGTAATTATTTAGAAATTGTCTAAATTAGAAACAAAAAACTCGTTCCTATTGATTTTCAAACCATATTCATACCTTTGTTGTTATAATAATGTTGTAAATGTAATGGGTAGTTGAGAGAAAAGACAGGAAGAGGAGAAGAAAGTTTTTTCCGTATAAAAGTGTACATAATTAGATTTAGGAGAGATAATCAAGAAAAGGAGATAAAAAACGGGGTGTTTGCCCCGCTAATCTCAATTACCAATGCGATAGAATTACTCTTTGCAATCAAATAGAATTTCAAAAAAATCTTTCTTTGTAAGTCCCATATTACGAAGAGCATTCTTTATAATAAATTCTGGAATGGGTGAAATATGAGTTTGAACAATTATTGGCCTTGTCAAATCACGCCTCGTCCACTTTTCATGTCCCCCTTCCGTAGATATATACTTACACCCTGCCTTACGTAAGAATTCACGAAATTCCGCCAATGGAACATTACTTAATTTCTGGGTATTCATATCAAGCAAAAGCAGGGATTCCTATATTCTCTGAATATTTCACATAATCTTTATTTTCCACAATATCCTTAAATTCCGGTATCTTATCCATCATTGCAGATATATCCGGAGACTTGATTTTCCGCTGCCTCTTGCTTTTTATATCCCAACCATGTTTTTTCAAATCAGCTACAAGCGTATTCTTTCGTATGCAATATTCCACATATATGCTCATACTCTGTTCAAAGGATTTTTTAGCTTCATTTTCATTCTCTCCATATCCTGACATATCAAGAGCAGGACAATATGCAATAAAGACATTATCCTCCCGGAAGAGATACACACCTACTTTAATGGTTATTTTAGTAGCACCGTCCTTAAATTCACCTTTAAACGAAAGATTACTCATAATGAATAATTATTAAGTAGATTTTATTCTTTATATATTGCACATTTAAACTTCTCCCTTATCATATTTCCTTAGTATAACAAGAGAATATTGTCTTCTAATATGCAAATATAGATAATTATTTGCATTATAATAACCATTGATACATAATTAACTATCAATTTAGATATCTATAATACTAATTAAAACAAGTATTAGGCAACCAACAGACTTTATATCAATTACCCAATAAACCTATATTTTAGATAGGAAGAACATTAGGATATTTCCGGTAATACAATTTAGTCAATGTGGATTTAAGGCTGTTATAGTCTTTTATGAACCCCAAATCTATCCATTGGGCTATTTGCAATTCCAACTCATACAGTTCACGAATTTTAGCCTCATCACCAATCTTATTACGCATTTCTGATTCATGTTTGCCATAGACTATGATATTGAGTGATTTTGCCAAATCCTTAATTTTTCTTTGAAATATATCCCCAGGGAGTATTGTACAAACGGAACGACACATAGCAGGATAAGCATCTCCAGCTAAATTACGGTATTGAATCATCTCATCATATACAAAGCGTATTACCTTTACTTCAAAACGAGGGTTAATCCACATTGCGAATTTTGTAAATAGGAAAGGATGCATCCATACCTCTTCTTTAGGTCTGCCAGCTTTACCTTTTTCTTTAACCTTACTCTTCTTAACTACCTGATTATCAATTTTAGGGGAATTTTCCCCTAACTTTGCACTAACCCTGCCTTGTCTGGATCTTACCGTTTTTCGCCAGATTAAAGACGGGAATAATCGCCTTTAGGAAACCCACCTCTTTGCCTCGCCGTTTTGATATAAAAGGGGTGTCGGTTATGCCGATGCCCCTAACGTCCAAAAGTGGGTAGCGTGCATCTTCACACGCTTTTCTATTGTTGAGGCTTAAGATTTGAAGCTTTCGGAGTCAGTGAACCCAATTTGAACCCAGTTGAACCCATGAAAATCACGGTAAGATTACGGTAAGGGTAAAAATAAACGTTTTTAAGGAATTATTTCACCAATATTGGAAATATTGGAAGCTTCAAACAAAGTTAAAATCGAACTTTTAAAGGTAATTGTGAGTTACGTTTTAAATACGGTTATTCCCGTGTTTTACCTTATCATCTGGTTATTACGCCCTAAACCTGAACTAAATATTCCTTAGGATAGATAACAAAGTTACGCCCCCTACTTCCTGGAACATTACATAGGGGGGATTACCCGTATCATCTAATAATCAATGCAACGCTTTGAATATTGGTAGTATCAACGTAACGACACAAAAAAAAGAGCAATACCCACTAAAGCTTTGCTCTTTTATATCAACGGAATTACGTTCTTCTTATACAGCTTTTGTTTGATATTATACCGTTCCTCCAAGAATTGACAAATAACGCTGTAAAGACACCTTTTCCGCCCCTGCTACGAGCACTTGGAAGGCTTCTTGGTGTTTCTCCGTGTGCGAAGTTTCCAAAGCCTTGTAATAGCCTAATTTTGCATCGTCAGAACCTTTGAGGTTTACCAGCGTGTAGCCTTTGCGCAATAAGTACAAATTCATAAGCAGCCGGGATGTGCGCCCGTTCCCGTCTATGAACGGATGTATGCGTACTAATTCATCGTGAAGGTAGGCGGCAATAAGAACCGGGTGTGTTCCCTTTGTTTCAAGCTCCTGAAATTGCAATATGAAATCCTCCATCAGCTTTTCAAGCAAATACGGCTGGGGCGGCACGTGGGTACTGCCGGAAATCATAACGGGAACGGTACGATACCGTCCGGCATTTTCCCGGTTGATGCCATGAAGCACAAGGGCATGTATTTCTTTGATGGTACGTTCGCTTATCTCTATGTCGCTTTTGGCAAAGTCACGGATATAGTCTATCGCTTCCGCATGATTTATTGCCTCCAGATGTTCACGCATTGATTTCCCGGCAATGGTGACACCTTCGTTCACTACAAGTTCCGTTTCTTGGAGCGTGAGCGTATTCCCCTCGATGCGGTTGCTTTCGTAGGTGTATTCAATGTTATAAGCCTCCTCAATCTTTTGCAACGCATCAGAGGGCAGAGGGCGCAATTCTGACAGCCTTTCTTTCAACGTGTCGCAATCATGCAACAAAACTTTCAACTCCTCGTTCATATTATTCTAATTTTATATTAATATTCTTACCGCAATGGGGGCAAGTGAGAGAAAGAGAATCGCTCTTTGGTTGCTCGAATAACTCTGATATATCACACCCTATTGCGCTTGCGATACGCTCCAGTACCTCTACGGAAGGATTACCATTTATGTGTTGGCTCAATCCGGTAGGAGTTATTTCCATTCTTTTAGCTACTTCACGGACTTCCAAACCATGTTCTTTGATTGCTTTCTTAATATTTAAACTCATAGCTTTATTTATTTTGTTTGTGCAAAAATAAAACGAATTGCAATAATTAAAGCTATCACTTTGATTAATAAAAGTTAATAAGAAGCTGAAACTTTGATTTACTCTTGCGTAATTGAAGTTATAACTTTATATTTGCACCATCAAAACGAAGTGATAACTAATAAAAGATATAAGCCTTATGAAACGCTACAATTTAAGTAAGATCATGAAAGAAGCTCATAAGATTGCAAAATACATGAGATTATACAACTGCAAAACTTGGGGCGATTGCTTACGTGCCGCATGGGCACAGGAAAAGAGGAATGTGAAAAGAGCGGAAGCGTCACAAGCAAAGAAAGAAGCTATGAAAGAGGCTTTATCTCAGACCAGCCAAAGAAGTTCTTACGATTACCTTAATGTTCCTTTATCCGCTTACTATTCCAACAATAATAGAGGGCATTTCGGTTCTTGCTTCGTGGGAGATTGAATTTTACAACAGAAAAAAAGTGATATAAAAGAACCTTCTAATCATATACTAATTAATCTCATATTTATATGAAGCACAAATCTGATAGCTAATTGATTACAATGCATCTTCTTGCAATGTTGTTAATAAACATCGTTAATTAACAACGTTATTAATTTGTTGATATTCAAGAATTTAAGTTGTATATGTAAAAGATAAGTTGTAAGTTTGTCTGCACAAAACGACATTGTTATTTACCCGCGTGGCTGCCGGTAAAAGCACTAAAGATATTTGCAGGGAGTTTTGGAATTGGATGTTGGCAGCCACATTAAACATCTAAATTTCATTTCTCCCTGCTTTCATTTTAAATAAACGGATATGAAAACGAATCAAGACATGATAAGGTATATTGATACCTTTTCAGTGGTACAACGTACAAGTGATGGTTACTTTGATGGAGGAGAACTTCTTCGCCAATGGAATAATATAGAAGGGAATCCAAGAAGAAGAATGTCTGAGTTTATCGATAGTCCAAAGGTAAAGGAGTTTTTGAAAGCTCTTGCAGAGGATGAGAGCCATAGTCGGAAATCCGACATTGGTGAAAATCAACTACTTATAAAAGTAAAAGGAAGGTCCGGCAAAAATGGTAAAACTCCTGATAAGGTTTGGATGCACCCACTTCTCTTTATAGACTTCGCCATGTGGATTAACGCATCGTTTAAAGTCAAAGTTCTACGCTTTGTTTACGATGAAATGATACGTTACCGGAATGATGCAGGTGACGCATACCGCGAACTTAGTTCTGCCGTTCAAAAGATTGTTCCGAAGGGATTTATGCCGATAGCAATGTCTAAGATTGGTGAAGCATTAAATTGGGTTGTATTTAACTCACATGAGAAAATGCTTCGTAACAAACAAGGCGATGAAAACAAGCAACGTGATTTGTGGCAGCTTGAAAAGAAAGTATCTGATCTTATCAATGAGGGATTCATTAATAATTTTGATAATTTGATAGCTTACCTTAGAAAGCAATATTCAAAAAGAAATTCCCCAAGCGTATTTCTCGCATCGTAGAAACAACGTTGTTAGTCGTTCTTCGTGGTTGTCGAATGACTGGAATAATAAAGATATTATAGGGCATTTCCCTTTGGAGCAGACAACCACATTAGGCTTCATTGGGATTTGCCATTTTTAATGAAATAGAACGAATCAAGACATGAATGAATTGGTTTTATCAAAGAAAAGTAGCGAAAGTGAAATCAGAGCATATTTTAACGCAGTATTAAAGTTGTCACAATCTGATAACGAGTTCCCAATCAATTTTGATGAGGTGTGGATGCTTGTATATCAAGACAAGCACAAAGCAGTAAATGAACTTAAAGACAAGTTTATTGAAGGTGCTGATTATCAGGCACTCACCCAAAAAGTAGAATGTCAAAACGGAATTGGTTATTCAAGATGAATTGATTATTGCCTTACCATTTCCTGCATGGAATTCTTCATCGCGAGAAAAGTCCGTCCAGTATTTGAGGTTTATCGCCAAGTATTCCATAAAGTAGCAAAACATGAACTTTCTCGTAAAGAACTTCTTTTAATGGCATTACAGGCAGAAGAAGAAAAAGAGAGACTTGAAATAGAAAACAGGCAAAAGCAACAGCTTCTTGAACAGAAGACCGAACAACTTGATGAATCAAAAGAATGGTATTCTATCAAGCGTTGGGCAAAAGAGCATGGGATGAACTGGCGCTCTATTAATTGGAGAAAGATGAAAGCTTTGTCTTATGAGTTGGGATATGATATTAAGAAGGTGTTTGATGCCAACTACGGACAAGTCAATATCTATAATGTGAAAGTGTTTGAAGCATATCTATAACGATTATCCCCCCCCCTTCCTTTTATAACTCCAAGTGTGAATATTATATTAAGGAGGGTTCAGTAGGTGCGAGTAATGGCGTATTGGGGTTCGATTCCCTGCCTACTACAAGATCGGACAAAATAATTCCCCAAAAGCGGAGATGTCCGAGCCGCTGATGGGGAAAAAAATTAACTTTATAATGCAAAGATATGGAAAATTTTAATAATAATCAAATTTTTCAGTACTACGGAAATTCTATCACCTTTCAGAAAGGAGATAGTGTAATGGTCAATGCTACCGAAATGGCAAAGCCGTTTGGTAAATCACCTAAAGACTTTTTAAAGACAGAGCAAACAAAGGCTTATATTGGGACATTGAGCGAGGTGAAGAAAATCCTCTCGTCTGATTTAGTGAGAGTTATCTATGGGGATAACGGTGGAACTTGGATGCATGAAGATGTAGCAATGGAGTTCGCTCGTTGGTTAAGTCCTGCATTTGCCATTTGGTGTAACGACCGCATTAAAGAACTTCTTCAATACGGTATGACCGCCACTCAGCCAACTTTGGAGCAAATGATTAACAACCCTGATCTTGTTATTAGTCTTGCAACACAACTGAAAAATGAGCGTGAGGAAAAGGCAAGATTAGAACAAGAGAAGAAGCAACTCGAAGACAAGACCGCCAGACAAGAGCCTTTGGTATCATTTGCAAAGACCGCCTTCAAGGCAGAAGGCAAGGTAGACATCGGTCAAGCCGCAAAAATCCTCGGTCTGCCCTTCGGTAGAAACACACTATTCAAGAAGCTGAAAGAAGCCGGTGTATTCTTTGCCAACCGCAATGAGCCCAAGCAGAAGTACATTGATGCGGGTTACTTTGAGATGACATTGCTACCACCAATACACCGTGACAATCATCCGGATATAATGTATCAGAAAGTGTTATGTAATCCTAAAGGTCTTGCCTACATAAACCATCTGTTCGGTGGAAACCCTTCTGACGGGAAACTGGCAGCAATAAGATAAAATAACCTATACATTCATATTCATTGTGCGGCATTGATAAATACCGCACCTTAATATCCTACATTAAATTGTAATGTCGTTAATGTTACCCAAAGCCGGTAAATTTGAAAGTTGGATATTTGACGACGTTGTTCCATCGGTAATCTAAAGTTATTCCGAGGATGTAAATTATCTGGGAATAACAGCGTCTCCTGATACAACAAACGGGGGAAACTTAACATTATAATTTACAATACCAACAGCATTAATTTTTTTTGCTTCTTTATAAAGCCTATATTTCCCGTTAATCTCGGATAAATCTGAGGATAAATTTAATTTAATATGCTTTATCTTTTTGTATTTATCTTTGTTGTCAAACCCTTTGTTAAAGAAAAAATCATTATCACCTTCCATCTCTTTTTTTTGCGCTTCCGATTGCTCAACCTCTTTTTCTTCGGCAGTTTTAGGATATTTAGATAATTGAGCTTCAAGCATTGCTATTTCTTTGTCTAAATCTTCAGACCTTACTTCTGCTTCTGCTTCTCGTTTTGTATAAATTTCTTTTTTATAATCCTCTTTAGTTTTTTCACCGCAAGAAGAAAACAATGTGCAAGACACGATTGCCAATATAAATTTAATGTTTTTCATAACTACATATATTTTACAATAAACAAAGAAAAGCATTTCAACTTTTACTTTCAATATATTTTAAAGAAATCTTCGTTATTTATACGTCGTCTAAATAGCATAAAGTCTTTGTAGATTCAAATTTTGTTTGTACTTTTGCATTGCTACAATTCATATATTAATATGCCGATGGGATTTTTTATATCCATAAGAGAAGTTATATTTAAAAAAAATATATATAGGCAAGCTGTATCCGTGTATTATCGCCCGTTGGCAATAATGAGTTGTAGCAAACTTGGATATATGCTTGCCTTTTTTATTTTAACAAATTTCACTACATGCTACAACTCAGTGAAAATTATTTGAACGGGAATAATAGTACCGTGCAAACAACGTCAGCTCACGAAACGAGCGAAGTCCAAGTTTTCAATTCCCCGATCTTTGGAAAAATCCGTGTTACAACAGACAGTAATGGAAATCCTCTATTTTGCCTTGTTGACATATGCACTTCTATCGGAATTGTAAATCATCGAAATGTCAAAAACAGATTGGACAAAGATGATGTCTATCTAATAGACACCCCTACAAGTGGAGGCTTACAATCAATCATTTACGTTACAGAAAGCGGAATGTATGATGTTATACTTCGTTCTGATTCTCCTAAAGCTAAACCTTTTAAAAAGTGGGTAACAGGAGATGTACTTCCAACTATTCGTAAAACCGGTAGTTATTCCATCCAACCCCAGTTCGACGTCCCCCAATCATTTAGTGAAGCCCTCATGCTTGCCGCCAACCAGGCCAAACAAATCGAGGAGCAACAGAAAGTAATCGAACAGAAGGATGCCAAGATTGCAAAGATACAGCCCAAAGCCGCTTTTGCGGACTGCATCATGCAATCCAATGACTGTATATCCGTCGGTGAGATGGCAAACATATTGAAACAGAACGGTTTGTTTAGAAAGGGCAGAAACGCCCTTTATGAATGGCTTCGTTGGAACGGTTACTTATTAAGCAGAGGTGCGCGTTATAATCTTCCGTCGCAGAAATCCATGAGCTTAGGCATAATGAAGATAGCCGAGGAAGTGCAATCGGTGCGAGGCCATATATTCATCAATAGGAAGGCTGTAATTACCCCTTACGGGCAGAAATTCTTTATCAATACGTTCAGTAAAGGGAAATCGCTCGGTCAAGGGGCCATACGCTTTACATACCAGTAGTCTAACCATGCAATCCATTAATATGCACGCCATTAAGTTGGTGGGCCTTAACATTCTACATTAAATTGTAATGTCGTTAATAAATCTAACATTATTCAATCATTATGGAAATAAATACAGCAATGATGCAACACATGTTGCGCATGTCGGAAAGTTATGCGGAAATACTGACCGAATTAAAACAAGTAAAGAAAGAACTGGCGGAACTAAAGGGAAAGAAGATTGATCGTCCTGTAGTATCTAAGACCAAATACCCGCACATGAATATTATATTGCCGCATAATAGTTAATATGTTAATGCCCCGTCTAAGATAAACCAGATGGGGCATTTCATTACAAGTCTTTCAGCCATTTTTAAAGGTTGTGCCTTGTATAATGAGCAAAGAAGGGGAGGTCGCAAATCACGACTCCCCTTCCACAAATTCCTTTAACCGATACAACCTATCAATAGCCGGATTGAAAAATGGGTCCGGATAATGCTCTTTAATATCATAGATATTGGTTTGTACATAAATCTTAGGATCGGTGATACGTTCAGCTTCACTTAGTATAACCTCTTTGGGTAATTGTGCGGTTTCAGCCCATTTTATAATGGATTTCACGCTTTCTTCATCATAATTATAATTTGCCATAAGATAATGTTTTTCCGACAAAGATAGAAAAAGCATTCTAGATAAGCAACTGAAGGATAAATTACCCCCGCAATACAAATTGTTCTATTTTTCTTATTCAAAAATTATCTACCCCGTGTTTTTTCTGACCAATCCACAATTTATTGTTCTATTTTTCTATACTATCTAAAAATACCATATATATTCGACAAAGACTCCGTTATATTTCTCTCCCCTTGGCACAAAGTTGAATGCACCATCTTTCTCATATAGTATATAAATGCGTCCTTCCATTTTAGCAGCCACCTTAGCAAGTGAACGCATGCGGGAAATATCCTCCATCCTCTTACGATTCTCACAGCCACAACTCATAGACCAAACTTTCTAAAGTAATCCTCCAGTCCCTTTTTTATAAAATTCTCCATAAAATGTCTTCTGGCATAAGAACTAAACCTGTATATGGCTTGCCCGTACTTTTGCTCAATGTCATTGCTAAAGCTCACTCCCCTACTCTCTATCCTTAATCCCTTATCAATAGGTACTGCGGTAATAGAGTCGTGAAAATCTCCTCTGATTATTAAGTTAGGTGTTTCGGGAGATCTACGTATTCCAAATAGTGTAACATCATATGGCGGTCTTATCTCCTCTTTCCATTTCATGTATCTTCGCGCATTTTTATAAAAACTGCCAGCTTCCTTTGTATTAAAGTAGGGATCATTAAGATAGGTTGGACGTAATGGTTTATCATTGCCGTTAATACCGGCATTCAACTGTTCTCTTATGTACGCTTCAAACATGTTCTTATTTTCATGCAAAAGCTTCTCCAACATAGGAACAAGTCCTTTGGAGAATTCCATATAATTGTCATATGCCTCAAGAAATGTTGCCATGGCATCCAAAAATAATCAGGGGAAACCTCACAGCTTCCCCCTCAAGTACTCAAAATCTAAAAATCACAGTTCAAACTTGACACCTTTTATGTCGTCGTATATCTCAGCAAGCATTTTCTCCCTATCCTCTAACGGCCTGTCAAGAAAAAATAGATTCTTGTGCATTTCGATGAATTCCCTCTTCTTCATTTTCTTCACAAGATCATCATTGAAAGTCACATTCTCTACTTTCATGACCAGGCTTCTATACCGGTAATACCGTTGGCTTGCAGAATTGAGGGTTTGGCAAGCTTAACCGTACCTGTAGCCGTAATTACTCCATCTTCATAGGAAACACCGGTTGCACCCGGGAGAACAGTTGCCGCCTTATCAGCTATAAGACTGCCATAATATTCGGTTACGTCAAGATTGCCATAGTGTTCTCTCAGTTTATACTTATTATCACCGTCAGTCTTTACCATCTCAACGTATACCAAACCTTTCAAAGCCTCAACTACATCAAAGTCACAGGCTTTAATATTTGCATTCTTAATGTACTTTTCATAGTCCTTGAACATGGTAGCAACCGTCAGGTTAGCTTCCGTACCGGATGAATCCCAATCCTGCCCTCCCGGATACACACCGGAAAGAGGAATGCCGGCAAGTTCTCCCGTACCGTCGTTCATGCCATAGATGATATTATTCTCATCTACAAAGTAAGCGTCAAACGCCACATTCTTTGCGGCCATCAGATTTGCTTTTAAACTGAAATCGTAATCCGACAAAGTCCACACATCATTCTTTGCAGAATAGCTTGTTACTTTGGTAGGACCATAACCCAATGCGGAAGTCTGTGCCTCTCCACCGGAAGGAGCGTATTCCACGATTGTCTTTAGCGGGAATATTCGATCCGGCCTGTCTGCGTGACAGGCTTTTTCAAACTCCTCGGCAGAATATGTCTCCGGAAGCTTATGACCGTGAATGGTCAAAATGATAGCTTTTATTTTTCCAGGATCAAGTACGCAAACGGAATTACCCGTGTTGAATGTTGCCAGTCCCGGACATTTTCTAAAGTCTGTTGCCATAACATTTAATATCTTTAATTTTCAAATTCATTTGTTTTATCTCGATAGCATCGATAAAGTCGCTAAAGGGCTTCCCATCCTCTCCTATCACTCCAACACGCCCATAACGGTAGTTTTCCGTATACAGATGAGGAATATTATCCTTAAACTCAACATCTATGGATCTGTCCTTCTTTATCTCCTCAATGAAGAGATCATAGATAGGTCGAAGTATCTGTTCAAACGATGTTCTTTCACGGTCTTCATTGGTATATTCCTTCAGGGTATTCACCATTATGATAAACTCCAAAGAAACCGTTCTTTTAGACGCAGTCCTATCTTCTGTAAACGGAGAATACAAGCAGATAATAGGGAATTTAAACTTGCAGGTAGAGGAAGATTTGCCCCATTCTGTCAATTGAGAACTTATATAAGCCCAATCACCAAACAGAAAAGACACATTGCTCCCGTACTTCTCGGCCACACGCTTCACTACATCTTCAAATATCTTATTTATCGACCTCATATCCCCATACTATTAATCCGGCAAATCATAGAAAGATCAAACCTGGCTCCTTCATACTCATCTGCCTGAAGTAATTGATACACTCTTTTATTCATATCTACCATGTCATTCCAGGCTCTAATCTGGATAACCATCGGCGATACCGCATCATCATCTGCGGAGGTTACAGTACCTACTCTTGTGACGCTGTAATTTCCTTCCCTTATATACTTGAAGAAAATATAGCAGGCTATAGGACTATACTTTTCAGAAAGCAGAGCAAGGAGTTTTTCCCATTTATCGACATTATCTTCTTCTGAGTTAAGATAGTCTATGAATTCACTACACATATTTTCACCGAGTATCTTGCGAAGGTATTCACGCTCATACACCGTAATGTAATACTCAATTTTCTCACGTTCGGCATCTCTGGTCGTGGAAGGAGCACCAGTATCAGGACTCAGACCGATACTCAATAACCCGGTGAAATATGTATAGTCAATTATCATACAGCTTCTTTTCTTTTACGTTTTGTAAACAGTTCCTCACATCCCAATGCTTTGGCATCATTCATAAGGTCACTGGATACCTCGATTTTTCCTTCCGCATAGAATCTACTTGCAAGGGGCATTCCTACCAGTACCTTGTCTCCAGATTTATACTTCACTCCATCCTTTACAAACGTCACTTCGTAACGTTTGGTCAAATTCATCTTATATTCTTTGCCCATAATCATATAATATTATTCGTCCTTTATCCACCTACGCCCGGTTCTGCCGGCGTTATACCTTCAATAACCGTGGCGAATGTATCCTTCACAAAAGCAGTCTTGTACTGTGACTTGATGTAGCACATCAATCGTTTCTCAGCCAATACAGTAACAATGTTCTTACGGAAATCGTCATTTTCCCAACCAACAGACATGGACAAGGTCCAAAGATCACGTATGTTTAGGTAAGAGAAATCTCCCATGATAAAATCTCCTTGTTCAACGGCAGTAGTGGTTTCCACACGCAATCCTTGAATCAGCTCGTCTCCATAACGGAAAGGACGGAGATACTGTCCGTTTGCATCCTTCGTCAACTGCATAACTGCATAATCCAACGGATTCATCAATACAAGATTTGGACGATAAGCCATTTCACTTGCAGAAACGATCTGTGAATATGAAGCTACAAGAGCATCAAACATGTTCGCTTTCTCAACATTGAAACCGGTCAGTGAAAACGCCGGCATGTCGGCAGCGACACCCTTGATTTCTCCATCGGTCCCTTTACCATCCAAAATGCCTTGCTCTTCCTTGATCCCAAGCTTGTTTATCATTTCACTCTGGACCTCATTCACGAAACTCGGGAAGTCAGTCAATGTTTCCTCTGTAAATTTTGCGACAATAGCTATTTTTGCAGAGGTTACGGTCTTTTCTGTCAATGTAGCGTCCATAAGAGGCTTGAGCCCTCCCTCCTGAACCCATGCGGCATCACCGTCCTTGCTTACATATTCAGCGTAAATCAGAGAACGGCTATTAGTGCCAGACACATTGGCATAATTTCTGATGACAGTCTGTGCTCTGGGATTTACAGACAAGTTGGGGTCTACTTCAACCCCATAGTGAGGAGCCAAAGAGCCGGATGCAATGGTGGCGGCAGTTCCTTTTTTGTCCAATACAAGATCGACCTCCAGTTTGTTTCCAGGAGCAGATTTGCATGCCTCCTTGAGGTCAAGGGTTAAAACCCCTTTCTTATCCGTCGTAATATACCCCTTCAGTTGTTCGTAAAGCTGGTCATAAACGGATTTAACCTTTATTTCTCCATTCCCACTGACTTCAGTAGAAGCCTTTACACGAAGAATGGCATTTTCCAATTCATTGACTTTTTCATCAAAGGTCTTTTTATCAATGCCCGGAAAATCCTTTTCCTTGATTTCCTTAATGGAATCTGCAGCATCCTTAATGGATTTACGCAGGTCATCCAGCTTTACTTCATCCGTAAGAACACCTTTTACCTGTTTTTCAAAAGCCGCTCCTATCTTTTCATCCAAAGCCTCAAAAAATTTCTTGTTCTCTTCGGACAAACCGGATGTATCCATAAGTTCTAAAAATCCTAATTTCATACCGATTTTAATTTTAACAGTTTATACAATTCTTTCTTTTCACTACCTCCAGCATTGTCGGCTTCCATTCCAGCAGGTGGATTAACATTCTCCGGCCTGAAAGAAGCAAGTGACATAGCTTTGGCTATTATTCTTTGTAACCTATGCTGTTTAGACAAACTCAAATTCTTACATAAGGAAGACACCTCTTCGCTCAATTCCTTATATGCCTTTTCGCAATCTTCTGCAGATTTGAGCCCCAAATACTCCGTTTCTCCATTACATCCAATAGACACAACAGATATTTCATACAGCTTAACCTCGCGAACTACCAGCGCATCTCTTTCATGGTCCCATTCGCAGTTCTCCCACACATACTCATATCCGATTGAGAACTGATTGAGAGTACCGGATTCAAGCTGCTTTATGGTCCTATCTCCTATTTCTATCTCGTCAATCCGCGCTTCAAAATAAAGCCCCTTCTCGTCTTCTCTCAATATGGTAGGTAAACCCAAGGGTTCCGACATATCATGCATCCATAAAAATATAATCTTGTCATTGGCACTACTTTCCGGCCCTCTTTCACGAATGCTTTTTGCGAAGCAACCTTTCAGCAATATATCTCCAGCCTTATCTTTATTACCGAATATCGCTGCATACCCGCTGATTGTGCGGCTTTCAGAATCATATTGCACATCCTTGGAATTGATGGAAAACAGCTTATGTTGCATTCCCATCCTGCCTCTGTACTTATTATTCTCCATTCCCATATTTATTCTCATTACTATTATTTTCTCCATCCGGTACAGCAGAAGGGCTTGAAAACTCTCCCTTCGGGTTATCCGGATCAATGTCTATATACCTGGCAACCTCAATACGCGCCTCGTCATGTGTAATTAAGGACTTATCAAGCAGCCTTTGTAATGCGTCAGCAACCTTGACAAGAGTATTGGCTTCCGTCTCTTTGTTATTCTGAAGGCATTCGATATCCGTAAAGTCTATCTTTATGAATACACCTTCAGGGCATATTGCTCGCGTAAGACATCCGGCTATTTTTATGCTATCAGGAATTATCACATCCTGGTATGCCTTTTTACCTGCGCTTTCCAAGTTGTCGTACTTGGCATCTGTGAAGAGATTGGCATTAACCCCCATCGCATTGGCAATCTTATCCGTACACCGCTTGTCCTCTTCATGGAGTTTCAATTGGTTGGCATCAAAATCAAGTGCCAGCCATCCCAGTTTTTGACGTGTGACTAATATCGGATATTCCTTGTTTACAAGTCCATAGTCACGTTTGAACTTATCCTTTATCTCCTTCTCGTCTTCTGGAGTAAGAGCCATATTACCCATCTGGTCTGTATAGTCATTATACAATATCCCCTTTGGCCCTCCGTTGACCATAAGCGTATGGCTCGCTGACATGGAAGCTACCCAATTGGATATAGGTTGGGATAAGCTGTCTGAGACAGATTCGAATTCAATGTCAGAGACTGTATCATTTATACGGATATTGCTGTCATATATGATAATGTATTCATAATCCTCTAACTTAAGCCGTTGGCCACTCCAGTCAATATAGGCTTCCGAAACGATTTCAGATAACTCAAACTGCCGAAACACTTTTCCAGTGCCAACAATATGGAACAACTCAGGTGGAACAATCCACATGGCCTTTGGAACACTCTCCATTCCGGTCCTTACAAGAACTATAGGGCAATATCCGAACACCTTAAGGCAGATTTCTATCTGTTTCACAAACGAGGAGAATGTTTGCAGGGGATTAGGTCTATTCAATATATTCCGTATATCAACATAAGATCTCTTTTCATTGCCGTTCTTGTCCACCACATAAGGAATACCCCTTGACATCATGGAACCTATCTTGTCCACTACGGTAAAGAAAGGCGTACAAGCAGAAAGGGCCTCTGCCTTTTCCTTGTCATCTGTCATGTCATAATAAGCTTTCCATTTGGTACGATGACCGAACAAGTCTGAAAGGAACCAGTAATTTCCTTCAGCGTCTCTTTCCACGCGGTTTACATTTTCTCGCATAGGAATCGCTTTCTTCTCCTTTGGCTTCCAAAACTCAGTAAATATACCCATATACAAAGCAGGAGTGGCAGCATATAATATGCGGCCACTCCCATATATTAGTGATTTAGTCCTATTGATACGGTTGCGTATAACTTCATACGCTTGTAAGTGACCCTACGGATGCAAATATATATATTATTTAGAATGATTCCAAATAACAATGGGACTATTTTTTCTTTTTCGGAGGTTTTATATTAAGATACCTATTATGAAACTCTGGAACATGTCCGCATCTTGAGCAGAAGAACAATCCTCCACTCCATCTTTTATACGAATGGCCCAATATTCTGCACATTACATTATGTTCCATTTTTAATATTTTTAGGTTATCTGGCAAAAAAATCACGAATATAATACAAAAATTAATGTTCTACTTTTAATAATCCCTTCCTTTTTACTCTATCTGCAACACAGCAAAGGAGATACATTGCCTCATACACGTCCTTGCTGTCATAATCCATTAAGTTTCGCATAAATCCTTCCATGTCCGAAGAACGTTTGAACTTGAATTTAGCAACCAAAGTCTTGAAAGATTCAATATACGGAAACTTGCTTCCCCTTTCCTGTCTTGCCCATACTTCCCCGATGGACGCTCGGTAATCCCTGACATAATGCAGCATCGTATTGGAAGCCTCGATGTTCACTTCCGCATTCTTCACCACAGCGGAAACATCATCCAATGGCAGGGTATTTCCGATATATGCCTCTGCTATATAAACCGTTCCGTCCACCACATACGCTTTCACATACGCGAACTTTCCGTTTATCAGAGGATGTATCTCCACAATGCCATTTATCCCGCATATATCTATATCATCATAACTTTCATAATCAAATTCTCCACGCTTCTCAACGCATCCGGTAAGACAGTCTGCCCCATCATCATGGGCATTCTTCCCCTTTTTTCTGAAACCGCTTATCTCTGCATAAAACTCAGGGTACAAAGTCTCCCATCCTTCCGGCATATAGGTAAGGTTCATGACTTCTGCCGCGCGAGTGAATATACGCACTTCCTTATTTGCCGATTGGTGAAACCATCTTATCTCTGTAGTATTGTTCCCCATTATCCTAGACTGAGATTCTACATTACGGGCAAATCCTCTACCGCCATTATTGCTTTCAATGTTAGATATGGTTATGTTATCTTTTGCCAACATAGTAGCCACCATAGGCTCCGTCACTTCCATAGAAGCGCTGGTATAAGCTATATCCAAGATAAAGTTTCCTATCTCTGTGTCTATATAATTTATAGAACACAGATTATCTTCCCCAGTATCTGCAGTATCTGTATAGTTTTTGCGTATCGCCCTATTAGTATATGGAATCTCCTTATAGGTCTTGAACTTGCCATACATAAGCCCCTCCATTGGTTTAGGATTCTGCATGTATTGCGTCTCAAAAACAAACGGATTTATTTTACATAAATTATGAAGCTCCCGTAGCTTATGTTTAAATTCCCAAAGAGGTCTTTCATCTCCTTTTTCGTCATGTTCGATAACCGGCAGTGAAATCACAGTCCATTCTCCTGGTTCAGTTTTCATCAAATAGCCACACAAATCATTCTCATGGAGACGCTGCATGATTATAATGATAGGTGTATTACGGCTATTTACACGGTTGCGGATGGTTGTTTCAAACCGTTGGTTTATCTTTTCTCTTTTCAAATCTGAAAGAGCGTCTTCCGGCTTTATAGGATCGTCAATAACAACGGCACCAGCAAACCTGCCAACCGAAGAAATATTATCTATCTCATATTCTATGTTGTCAACCTCCCCTGCACCAAAACCTGTTATTTGTCCTCCTGTAGATACAGCATATACCCCTCCTCCTGCTGTAGTAACCCATTTCTTTTTACTGTCAGAGCCATCTTTTATTTCAACGTAAGGGAATAAGTTCCGATAATCCTCTGATTTAACAATATCCCTTATCTCTTCAGAATTATCATGAGCAAGGTCATCAGAATAAGAAAGGTGTATGAATTTAGACGCCGGGTTTATAGCAAGTCCTTCAGATATGAAATTCTTAACCGCAAGTTCTGTCTTAGAATATCGAGGAGCAATATTTATAATGAGTTTCTTTATCTTTCCGGCAATCACATCATCAAGAGCATTACATATTATCTCATGATGTTTGTTCACGACAAATCTTCTTCCGGTTTTGCTCTTAAAGAAGAATCGTGTATAGTTAAGTGTCCCGGATAGACAGAATGCCCGGAGATATGTGTTCCCATCAATCATAATCCTTTAATAAGCAGTTTAGCTTCCTCTACACTCATAGGCTTGGGAGTATTGACATTTATTTCCGAGGCTGCATCAAATCCAAGCATTTTACAAATGCGCTCAATAGCCTTTATTTTATCGTATAGCTCTATCTTTACATATTCAACATCGATAATTTCAGGATCGTCACTTGTACCAATATTCTTTTTAAGCGTCTTTGTAGATATACATTTTATTGCAGATTTTTCTCTCTTGGAAAGCTTATCAAATTCCTTACGTTCAATCCATGTATTATGCATGTCAGCAATAGTAGAAAATGCAATACTGGACAGTTCTTGCAAAATACGCTCTTTAGTTATATCAGACTTTTCTTTTTGCTCCTCTTGCAATACCTTAACCCTTGCCGTAATCATGCCGTTGTTCATCAGTTCTATAGCTTTTCTATTGACCGTCTCATCCTTCATTTTATCACATGAGTAGGCACGACGATAGGCATTGGAAGCATTACCGCTTTCAATGTAGTAATTACAGAAGTTTTCTTGCTTAACAGTTAAGGATTTTCCCATGTCTTTTCGTCATAATTGGTTGCGTACAACATAATACGCATCACAAAGATAAGAAAAAAATGAGGAAATAGATAAAAAAGTTATGTGAAAGTTATTCTGTTTGATTGATATTATAAAGATAATCAAGCACCTTCCTGTTTGTTGCGTCTACAATTCCCCAGTCTCTTTTTATATATTGATCGGTTATATTATACCTTGACTTATGATTAAGGCATATAGCAATATCCTCCATGGGGATACCACAATCATTCCTTGCTATAGTAGCCCATGAGTGGCGGGCCGCGTAAAATGTTAGATCATCAATATTAAGTGCTTTACCAATGACTTTTAAGTGTTCGTTTACTGCTCGATTAAATTGCGCATGAGAAGAATTCCTTTGATGGAAAGAGAATAATTTTTC